ACGTATGCCGTCGATACAGGCATAGCGTATTACGTCCACAGGGTCTTTCCATGCTTCGTCGCTTCCGCCGTCGCCTGTGTATTCCTGTAAAGCTGTGATGATGTTCTCGCACCTATCCGAGACGTAGAATCGTGGATGGTTGATGCCATCAATCTTGGCCTTACGATTGTAAGCCATCTTGGTTTGAATGGCTTGAATGCCATCCTCGATGTCTAGGCCGGGAGCTGGATTGAACGTAAGCCCGTTGTCTGCCAAGTCTTCGATGATGCTACTTGCGCCATTCTGCGACTGATATTTGGCTGCACCCAAACGTGGGTCAATGAGCCTGTCTAAGATTTCCTCACTGTTGTCTTCCTCTAGGCCGACAATCAAATCAACGTAGTCCTTAATGCCATAGCCAAGTCCCTTGCTGCCTTCGCCGCCAATCCACTTGCCTCCATGCCACTTGGCCCAATCCCCCACATTAACGTCAGGCCATTCACGATAGACGTAGTAGGTTTCATCAGCATCCACCCCAATCCAGCACATGAACCAGTTCTTGCGCCCAGCGGGGTCGAGAATCATGTAGCGTGTTAGATCGGAAGGAATCTTGTCATGCGGGATGACATTCACCTCACGCGAGAACATAGGGAACCGAGTGGACGCACTCTTGGTAGGAATACCGTAGGCGCGTGTAAGGATTTCCTCTTCGCTCCGTCCTTTTAGGTCTTGGGCAATGCGCTCATATCCACCAAACGGATTGTCCTTAGAATGGAAATAGATGATGCCGCTATTTCTATTTGCCGAGTGTTGTACAAACGGCACGGGCCTGTCATTCAGCAGTTCAGCAATCTTTGTTTCAACTGTTCGTGCTTTCTCCAAATAGTCTCGTACAACTTCTGTGTAGCCGTCAATAGGAGTAAACGTAACAATAATCTTAGCATTCCTTGTAGCAAGGCGGAAGCGAAGAGTAGTGAGCAACTCAGGGCCAATAAGATACTCGTCACACCAAGCGCCGATGTTAAGCCAAAGAGGTTCACGGCTGCCCAGCTCTGCGCCTTCCAAGATGGTGTCGTTGTTGAGGAATTGTGCATAGGTTTTGAAGATGATGTGGCTACGAGTGCCGGGCAGGATTAAACTACTTTTAGAGAAACCATTCTTGCGTGTGTAGCTAATGTTCTCTTCTGCGCTTAGAGTTTTCTTACGCAGTTCTTCTGGCAAGGCATCATAGATGGCGCTCTGCTGCTGTCTAACGGACACATCCGCATTCTGTGCAAAGCACATGATGGCACTACCCGGATTCTCCATCGCAGCCTTCACAACAGCCGTAGCCGCCCACGTTGTCTTAGAAGACCGATTGCCTCCGCTTACAAGCAATTCGTTAAACTCCCCTAGCAACTCCTCCGCCTTCTTCCAATGAGGTAGCTTAAATCCATAACGATAGGGGTCGCGCTGACTATTCTCAATGGCCTGATGGTAGATGTCGTAGAGCCCAGCCAAAGCGTCAGGCTTCATCCGCGCCATCTCCTCGTTAGTGGGAGGAACTAGAATGGGATGCTTCTTCCAGATCATACGCTAATGGCTTCCTTCTGAAGCGCGGCCCTAGCATCCTCAATGGCTTTCATAGCATCCTCTAGGCTGGGCTTACCCGCCTTGTGCTCAATGACCATCTTGTTCTCTCCTAGAGCCTGCATACCCTTATCCACGGCTATACCGTAGGACAACGCTAAGTCTTTCACATTCACTTTAGCCAAGGCATCTGGATTGTCTGCCAGCATAGCCATCTTCTGTTTCATCAGAAGCCTAATGCCCTCAGCCATCTCAAAGCCATCAGCCGCGAGTTGCTTCTTCCTAATGTCAATGGCCACCTCATGCCTAGACTTAACGGAGGCTATCTGATTGAAACTCCAGCCCGTGCTATCAGCTACCTCTTGCCATGTACTCCCATCCGCCAGAAGCTCTAAACACAGCATAGCCTTAGCTGGCTCTCGCGCTTCTAAGGTGCGACTATCCGCTTCCACTATGGAAGTAAGGAAAATCGTGCTCTCTTGCTCTTCAGACATTTGCTATTGTTTAACTAAAAATTAAAAGAAACTTGTAAAAGAAAGGGGGAGTGTGAGGGGGAAAACAAACACTTGTCAAGTTCTTTCTGGTAATGAAGCCAATAACATAGCTGTACATGTTTCTTAAACATAGATGGGAAAGTGGCGTTTTCTTTACACTTCCTAACAAGTGGCACGCTTTGGTAACAGTTACAACCAGAAGCAAATTGGAATGAGACTGGAACCCCCATTTAGAATAATTTTTTAACGGTCGATTCTAACCAATCTAATGTCAGCCACCCCCCCTTCCCAGTAACCCCCTCCCCCCCTGTGATGCGTTGGCGTGCGTATGCGGGCGGGCGCGGGCGCATTAGCGCGTGCATGCGTGCATATCTACGCGCGGGCGTTAGTGCGTGCGCGTTAATACGGGCGTTAATACGGGCGTGCGGGCGTGTCTAAGCATTGGTGGGCATCGCGTAAGAGGCATTTGCAAGGGAAGGAGAATGCATTCCATGAGGGTTCGGCAGGGTTCAGGCGTAGCCGTTCGTTTGCCGTTCGTGGCCGTTCCTTGGCCGTTCCGTTTTCTGGTAAATGGAAATTGCCCGTGTTCCACGTGGAACATCTGACAGTCAGGTTGCGTCCGTCTGTTTCCTTTCCCTAGGCGTTTCCGCCATCGTTTCCCCTAGTGATTCGGACAGTCCGGCAAATCTTTGTTGTGGCGTAAAGCGTTGATTGATAGGGCGCGAATCTCGATTTGAAAAATTGGTGATTGAAATCTCAAGACGTGTACACATGATGGGTTTCGTCAGTGGTTCTTTCACAGTTTAGCACACGAGGAAAGCGGCGAGCGCAAGGGCGCGAAGACCCGCAAAGCAATCACACGAAGTCGCAGGGCGAAGAGCTAGCGCGGTGCCGAGAGGTGGCCGCGAGTAAGCAAGGGAACGGGCATAAGCCTCTCTTGTCTAGGGAGCCATTGCAAGGTGGATTGCAACTCAGGAAAGCCAAGGGGCGCGCGGTTCACAGTGTCGTGTGAACGTGACAAGCGCAAAGACACAAAGCGAGGCGAGCATGGGTGGTTCCGTCAAAGACCGTAAAGCTCGCCTTGTATTCCCTTGCAAGTGGATTGCTTCATCGTAGCGCAAGGGTGAAACGTTGCAAAACGCAACGGCTAAAATCTACAAAACAGAAAGACAAATAAAATGCAACTCGCAACGTACTCCAACGAAATCGAACAAATCGTCAACACCACCAATTCTTTCTCCAAAGAAATGATGGAAACTCATCGCGCTGAAATTAAACAGTTTCGCGCCGAAAAGAAAGCACGTCTTATGCAACTGACTCCGTCGCAAATCGGCACTCTCATCGAACACGAAGGTTTGACGCTAGTGGGCGAAAAACGTCGCACGCTGAAAAATGGCGTGCCCGTTGTAACGCTGACTCTCCGTGGCACACAAGACGAACGCGCCAAGCTGTTGAAAGAGAAGGCTAAGATTGAGGCAATGCTCGCCAAGCTGCCATAAAATGCTCTCAACAATACTGTTCGCTGCGATTGTAGCGGTCGAAAGTGGTGGCAACTGTCTTGCAGTTGGTGACAATGGCAAAGCTGTTGGCCCCGCGCAAACGTGGGCCATCACGGTGCGCGACTGCAATCGCATTCTCGGCAAGCCTGTCTTCCGCATGGAGGACAGGTTTTCTTTTGACAAGTCTAAGCAAATGTTCGACGTTTACACAACGCACTACGGCAAACGCTATGGTGTGCCAGTGAGCGACGAAGTGAGAGCAAAGGTTTGGAATGGAGGCCCAGATGGGCCAAAGAAACAAGCAACACAAAAATACTGGAATAAAGTGAAAGAAAAACTATGAATACGATAAATAAACAAAAACTGTTCAGCGCGTGTCACGATTATGAATCAGCATATACAAAGTTCTGCTTCAAAGAGCGCGAATATGTAAGAAAAATCGAAGAAATAGAGAGATTAAGGGAAGAATTTAAGCTCGCAGAGCTTAGCTTAGCCCATGCAATAAATTCTCTAAAATTAGCAATGGAGCAGGAAAAACTATGAACTCAAAAGAACTCAAGGAAAAGCTAGACAAAGAAAACAAAGATGTCGTGCGTCTGTTTACACGCGACATGAGAGCTCAAGAAGGTCTCTCCGAAGAATACAAAGCAGCATATAAACTCGCCAAGAAAACATGGCGTGAGTGGTGTGACGCATTGGACAGAGGAGAGTAAGGCCGAAACAACGCACTAAAGCGTTGTCTTGTGGTAGTTTCCACAACTGAAGAGGCCAGTCGTCTCAACATAGATACAAAAACAAATGAGAAGTAATATAGAAATGCCAGAGTATGCCGAGGGAGCCTGTCAAAGCATAGGCACCCGAGGTTTCATGAATGGAAAGCGTTACTCGTTGCCGAGGTTTAGCTTCATCGACGAGTATACCCAGAGACAGTGGGCAAAACACTTCGCAATACGCGCCAGACAAAACGGCGAATGCGAAGACAGCATAAAAACGTGTCTTCTGGACACAATGCGCTATCGTTCCAATCAAAAACGCATTGATATGCTGGAGCTTCGCCGTCGTTGCCAACGTGCTAACGGCGATAGGCTGGTCAAAAATGGACTCCTTGAACGCATCAAAAACCAACCGCTCATTCCCCAGACCTTTCGCTATGACAGAGCGATTGGCGTGGAGATTGAGTGTTGCCGTCCAGATGGTAGGAAAATAGAGCTGCCAGTATGGAGCCGCGAAACTGGTGATGGGAGCATACGCTCTTTTCCCAACACGCAGCCTGTGGAGTATAAAATACTTCTCAAGCGCAGCGAGTTAGAAATGCGACTCCATCGTTTCTGTTCGCTCATATCAGACCACAAGGTAAACACGTCGTGTGGGCTTCACGTCCATCTCGATTGTCGTGGACGTGTGGAGGCCGACGTTCGCGCTATTGCCAAGCGCATGACGGCTTGGCTCATTGCACTCAAGGAGTTCGTGCCAGAGAGTCGGCGCAACAACAACGACTACGCTGCGCTTAGTTTCTCTGAGACCAATCGCTATCGAGCCGTCAACTTCACAGCGTTCCGCAAGTATAAGACGCTGGAAATACGCTTGCATAGCGGCACGGTTGACTATACGAAAATCATTGCGTGGATTCGTCTAGTCGAGCTACTGTTTGTGCTTAACACCAAGCCCAAGTCAGGAGCACAGGGAGTTGCTGCATTGTCGCAGTTGCCGTTGACTGAGTATGAGCGGAGCTATTGGCTTAAACGCCATGCTCAACTCAATCCTGCTCAGTACAACAGCACCACGCCAAACGCAGAGAACGAGTGAGTCATCCAGCCCCTAAGCAATTGGGGGCTGTCATGTCTTCCTCGGTTGGAAGTACAAAACAAACAAACATATGTGTAAATTAGCAATCGTTACTAAGCATGACAGCACCAAACTTGGTACTATCATTGTCAATGCTTGGACAGAAATGTCCAAGACGGAGAGAGACGGATTCGGTGCAGCGTGGGTTAGCCCGAATGGAAAGATTGGATACGTCAAGAGTTCACAGGCATCATTGCTTCCTGACTTGCCAGCATTCTGTGCTGCATTCTCAGAGGGTAATGGGCTCAAGAGTGATGGTGGCGCGCTCATCATTCATGGCCGCACGGCAACGTGTGGTGTCAACGTGGCCAATACCCATCCTATGCTGGGCAACAACTGTGCGTTGGTACACAACGGCATCGTGTCTTCTAAGCGTTTCCATAATACGGAATCGACCTGTGACAGCGAGCTGTTGCTGCACGCATGGAAGGCAGATGGCATTGACGCTGTGGCCCGTGACATTTCAGGCTACTATGCGTTCGCCATCATCCAGCGTATCAGGGGCAAGACTGTGCTCGACGTGGTGCGAGACGACAAGGCGCAGCTCAAGGTAGGCAGGATTGCAGATGGCTGGGCATTTGCTACAACTCCACAGCTACTCAATGCGCTTGGCTCCAACTACCTATCGGACTACAAGGCCAACACGCATACGTCCTTCGTGGATGGTGAGGTTTACTCCGTGGAGAACTTCATCCCAGCAGAGGCAGACAAGCGTTTAGAGAAGGCCGCAGCCAAGGCTATTGGCGGCGACATCTTCACCAAGTATGCCAACAGCACCAACTGGCGAGTGCGTGAAGCTGCACAGAGCCAGCAAGATGCGATGGAGCTGGGCTGGCATGAATAATTATGGCACGCAAACTACAACCAGATGGCAAGCGAGTGAGGATTCCTCCCATTGTCATCTCGACCACGACTAAGAAAAAGCTAGACGCTTGGCGCATCCAATTCGGGGTACCACATGGCCGCATTGTGGATGCCATGCTGCAACACGTCGAGCATGATTTCAAATTTATGCTTCCCCTAACTGGGCGCAGGCGGAGCCTCGCTTTGAGCCTTCAACCCTTCAACAAGCAGGTTTAACCGTGCTTTTTTCAGCAAGTGGCAGTCTTTACCCTTACAAGCCGTCAAATCGCCTTAAAACGCAAGGAATGGCGGTTTAAAGGGCACAGCTAATCACTAACTTATGATAGCTTAAGGCCCAAAAACGGGCTTAACAATCAAATATAATATGCAACACATAAAAACAATAGCGATAGTGTTCTCCGTAGCAATAGCCGTTGGCATCATCTTGCCAATCATTTTCTATTGCAGTTTCAATAGCTTCTGGAAATCATGGGAGGATGACAACGATGCGGACAGGGAGTAAGTAAAACTACCTATAAAATAGTTTGCCGAAACGCTTGACAAGGAAAGTGTGGTACTATCTCTTCGTTGAGTAGCTGTACTAGAGCTCAAAGGTAAATCTATTTTCCGATCAGTTGATGATTGGGTCATCCATAGAAAGCCCCTTGGTACTAGTACTGCCAAGGGGCTTTTTGTTGCCCAGAAAGCAAGACGTACCGTTTCGGGGACGTATAAGCCATGATGCACCGAACGCCTGAAGCGGCGATACTCAGCTTTGCTAGGACAGCGCGAAAATCCGTTCCCCAACTTTGAAGATTCGAGGGAGGGCGGTATGGAACTCTCTCAGGAGGATCATTTGGAAGCTAAGCGCATACCGAAACCCCGATTCTTTTGGGGCAATGCAAACGGGAAACCAGACCATAGCCTAACGGCCTATGGAATCTTCTCTGTTGGATATTTGGAAGCTTTCTCTAGGCGCGGATTGTGAAGCGCCGAGAGCAAAGAGAAAAGACTTGCTACGAGTAAAACAAACCTACAAAACAAACAAGAAAACAAAAACATGACTAAAGAAAAACTTAAAGAACTAGAAATCATTTACGAACAGAAACGAGCAGCGTGCATTTGGGTTTCGGGTATATTTGAACAGGCTTTAGACGAACGCCTAGCAGCTTTCGATGCGTGGCAACAAGCCGTTAAGAAATCTAAAGCCAAATAATTTTATGAAAGAACTACTACTAAAACTAGCGTTACAAGAATGCGCGAAGCGTGGCATTGGCCGCGCAATGCGCTCCGAGGCGGAAGCCTTAACGGAAAACATCCTCAAGATTGTGGATGTGGAAATAGACCAACTCAAAGAACGCATCGCGGAACTTGAACATCAATTGGAGAACAATGAACACAACGGCCAGCCGCTGTCTTGATTTGATTGCTCGCCATGCTCCGCGCTTAATGCGTGAGGGTGGAGGAGCCATCACAGAAGACAGGAAAACAAATAAGCTATCTCGTAAAACAATTAAAAAGATAATTGACCTGCGTAAAACAGGTATGACGATAGACTCCATTGGTGAACAGCTCGACATTTCTCGGAGTGCTGTTCAGGTGCATTGCAAACGATACAAACTCGCGGAGAATGCTTCACATAAGCAACCTTCTGCGGGTTAATGTTTTATATAAGATACAAAAACTATTATGGACGCATCAGAAGTAATGAACAATGTCCGCTACTTGCTTAATAAGCATTACGCTATTTACGCTACGGGATTTGCCACGGGCATTAACGAGAAGGAATACAAGTTCAGGAAGCCCATCACAGCCAAGGAAGCCTTAGACGTTTACACCGACCATCTGGCGGGCATGAACTACAAGCAAATCCAGAAGCGCAGCGGGCTTTCTCAGCCATCAGTCTATCGACTCATCCAACAAAACAGAGACAACAACAATCCAACGTTAGAAAACATCAGCTACAAAAAAGCAAAGAAAATAAAATGAACGATAAATTAGATCAATGGATATTCTTCACAGCTATAATTGCTGGAATACTTTTAGGGGCAATTTTCACTTTTCAAATCAACACCCAAGCATGGGAAATGGAAGCAATAAGAAATGGCCACGCTACTTGGGCAACTAAACATAATGGCGCTGTTTATTTCAAATGGAAGGAGACCAGCAAATGAAACCAATCAACAAATACGTTAACACCTAACATTTATGAACGGAAAAGGCGACAAAAACAGGTCTTGCACTCCACAGTATCGAGACAACTACGACAACATTTTTAGGAAACAAACAAACAAACTATGCAAACAGAACAAATCTTCATCGGAGCTTGCCTCGCAAACCCCGATCTCATCGACTCAGCCATTAGTGGAGGACTCTCCAATAGTGCCTTCACCGACACGAAGCACCTATCGCTCTGGCAATCTCTGGTAGCCCTTAGAAGCAAGGGTCAGCTCACGGACACGTCCAGTGTTTACATGGCAATGGGCGACCAATGCCCTGCCACTGAGCTATTTGAAGCCGAGAAATCCTGCTCTAGCAGTATAACGGGCAAGAAAGCCCTGAAGAAGCTGATATGGGAAGGCCAACTGGCTGTCCTCAAGCCAGCCCTTCAGGACGCCATTGCGTGCATTTCTAGGGGCGGGAAGGCCGATGAGGTGGCAAAGGCCGTGGAAGGGCTACAAGGGCTCTTAAAACCCACAGAATCGGAGGCTCCCAGCCTTGAACAGCTCATTGGGGAGGTGAAGCTATGGGCAGAACAGGAAATTGCGGGCACACGGGACAACAAGGACGTTGTGACAACAGGCCTGCCCACCTTCGATAGCCTATGCCAGCCTATTGAAGCACATGAATATGTCGTGGTTGGAGCCCGCACCTCCATTGGCAAGTCATCGTTCATGTCCCAGATAGCTAGTCACAACCTCAATCGTGGCCTACGGGTGGCTTATTTCACCCTGGAAACCTCGGCTAACGCAGTGGTTAAACAGATTGCTGGACAGCGTTCGCGGGTCAACCTACGCAATCTCAATCGAGAGTTTGCCGACAAGCAAGCCGACTACTTCAAGGAGCTCAAGCGACTGTCAACCCAGCAGCTCAGGGTCTTCGACAAGGATATGTCCATCGTCCAAATCGAGAATCGGTGCCGATTGTTAGCAGCTTCTTGGAAGCCTCAGCTTGTCATCCTCGACTACCTTGGACTCATTCGTGGTACAGACGGCTCGGCCTACGAACGCATGGGTCAACTGTCCAAGGCTATGATACCTCTACGCAAGACGGTGGGTTGTGCTCTCATTGTCGCGGCCCAGCTCAATCGTGGCAACGAACGTGAAGACCGAGCTCCTAGCCGTACAGACTTCCGTGACGCTGGCTCTATCGAGGAAGACGCCCATCGCATCATTGCCCTCCATCGTCCTAGCAAATCCCACAGCGGTAGCCCACAGGAACTCGGACAGTCCACCTACGATTACGAACTCTTGCAACTCAAGCTACGCGATGGCCCACTTGCATTCTCCCGCATTAAGTATTTTGCCAATCACACATGGTTTTATGAACAAGCAGATTGATCTTTTCGGAAACATTATTAGCACAGAACACGCTACGGAAAAACCAGTTATAAAAGATACAGAAGAAAAACCAAAAAAACAAGCAGAAAGTGCTTTACAAACAATCACTCCTTACTCAATCTGCAAGGAGAGCAGAGACATAACTTGGATAATAAATACAAAAACATGAACATCAGTTATCAAAACACGCGAGCGTTAGGCATTGGTGAGAAAGTTCTTCCCACCGATTTTTGTTACATCGAAAGCACAGCAGGAGATCGAGCACCATACCTATCGTATGTTGACGAGCCTGAAGTTGGGCACATCATTAACGGTGAGGAGTATTACGAATATCGTCGTAGCCTACAAGGCGACCCATACGAAGCTATGCACGCTGAACTCGGCTTAGTTACCGACGTAGCCAAGGAAGCATTCAAGATAGTCTGTGAAAACATCAGACTTATGGACACAAAACAGCAGGACTACGGCAGCGGGAACATCTCCGCTTTCGGTGAGTTTGGTGTTCTCGTCCGTCTTAATGACAAGATGGAGAGGTTGAAGAACCTCAACAAAATGCCTTCAGTAAAGAACGAAAGCATCGAAGACACCTATCAAGACATCGCAAATTATGCGGTGATTAGCCTCATGATTCGCCGCAACCTCTGGAAATAATTTTATGGCCAACCTTAAATCCCTACAAGAAGTAGCAAACACAGCTCCCGGTTCTTACGTTTCCGGTGGCTTCCAAGCCGTCGTATCGAAGGTGAAGGAACGAACAGCTAAAGCAACGGGCAAGAAGTTCTATTCCTGCTCCATTACCGAAGGCAACCTTACCATCGCCGCTCTCTGTGATCGCGACGTAACAGCCTTAGAAGGCAAGCTCGTCAAGTTCATGGGCATGGGCATCAAACGTGGAAACGACTACAACGGTGTAGCCCAAGTGAACATTGGAGACAAAACTACCATCCTGCCTGTTGGTGATGGCGCAATTGCAGCACCATTGGTTTCCGGCTTTACAGCTATTCACGCCATTCAGCCGATTGCTGATAGCACTATTACATTCGCTTCAACTGGAGCTGGTAATTCACAAAAGATCGAAGGCGTCACCGTTGGCATGGCTATTAATAAAGCCGTGGACATCTGCACGAAAACTGGCGACGTAAGCGAAGAAACCATTTGGCATTGGTCTTCGACATTGATTCGCTTGGCTCAGAAACTCCAAGCTGGCAACTTAGCACCAGAAACAAGCCCAGAAGAACCCTCAGATGAGCAACCATACTGATCTTGCTTTAGCTGAAACCTGCGGCAAGCTCATTGGTCTTCTCTCCATCCTACCAGAGGGAGAGGAGCTAGAGCAAATGCTTGAAGAAGACATCAAACGTCGGGTCAATTACATTAACAAAAGAAAAATAGAAATAGTCCATGAAATCACAAAACACTACGAGTCAAGAGAGTCAGCATTGGTACACGAAGGACGGCAAGCCGTGCCACCAGCAACCGACTAAGAAGGGGGCTAAGAATCCCTTCCGTCCCACCAACATCAAGGACGCTAAGGAGTTAGGCTTATTGCCTAGCGTCTCGGCTTACACCAAGATGCTTGCTGCCCCCGGCCTAGAACGCTGGAAGATGGGCAAGGTGGCTGAAGCGTGCTTCGTCAATCCGCCCCATCCCGGCGAGGAGATGGGCGAGTATGTTCGCAATATGCTAGAGAAGTCTAAGGAAGACGGCAAAGGTGCCGCCGACTTGGGCACTCTCATCCATGCGTCCATTGAAGCCCTGCTTGATGGTAATGAGTATGAGAATCAACTTGTGTCCTTTGCGGAAGGACAAACTTGCCAACTGTCCGATATGGTTGACCCAGCCTTTGCCAAGATTGAGGAGCTAGGACTCGTTATAAAGAGTGCGGAAACTGTACTTGTTAACGAGAGTGAAGGCTATGCTGGCACTACGGATGTTGTCCACACTTCCCATTTAGGTAAAGGCATCCTAGATTGGAAGAGCAAGCGCACTAAGAAAGACGAGCCCATCTATCCATCTGACACTCACCCCATGCAAATCGCGGCCTACTTCGCCGCCGCCTTCAACGACTCACAGTTCACCGATTGCAATTGCATGAACGTGTACATCTCCACCACAGAACCGGGACGGGTGGATGTTGTGCGCTATGATAGGGACACATTAGTAGAAGCCTACAAAGACTTCCTTTGCCTCACCCGCCTTTGGCGTTCCCAAAACAATTATGACCCTAGAAGCCTCTGACATACAAGCCATTGAAAGCCTAGTTAAACTTGGCTATCAACCATTAACAATGCCTTACATACTGCCCGTTGAAGAAGAGATTTTTCAGCGGGCTCTGGCCCAAATTAAGAAAGGACAACTACCTCATGCCGTCGTCTATCAAACGCCAGAAGAAGTGGAAATCTGGACTATCCCGAACAAGCCAACCATTGCGGAGAACGCCGCTCAAACGGATAAGCAACAAGCAGCGTAAGCGGATAGGAGAGTACAGCAAACTGCGACTCAACTTTCTGCTTATGTCGCCCATCTGCCACATCTGCGAGGAACTAGCCACTGACATCCATCACAAGGAAGGAAGAGGCTCCAAGACTAACGACACAACTACATGGATTGCGACCTGTCGGTCGTGCCATACAAAGATACACAACAACCCTAGCTGGGCTAGGAATGAAGGATACTTAAAATGAAAGATAAAACAGATCAACTCATCAATCATCTCATCGGCGACTGCATCCATGCAGAGAACTCTACCGATCTTTACAATGCCCTTGTGCGTTTAGAGAAGGGTAGTGTTGCCGTACTCAACCTCATCCGAGTTAAGGAACTGGAACACTATTACAGCGGAGACGCAGAATAATGAAGTGCGAGATGGCTGGACG